CAATATTATTTATAGAAGGTCAAAAAGCAAAACTTAATCGTGTTGAACATTGGGCAGACAGATTAGACGGTAGTGCTGCAAGTCCAAGAATTTTAAGAGGTGATGGCCCATTAGGTGGCGGTGTATTTACAACAAAAGAAGGAGATGTAGCAGGGCCATTTACAAGATACATATGGCGAACACTTAAAGATCCAATTACAAAATGGCGATCAGAAAGGCCAAAATATACAGGACGTTATTTAGAACTATTAAAAGATCTAGATTTTGGAACAGACAAAATTAATGCTTACGAATTTGATACTCCTTATTTATTTGGTGACAGAACAGGTAGAGGTAAAGTCGAATTGCTTGGAGCATTGTTGCATACAGGAAATTTAAGCAACAAAACAAAATTGTTAGTAGGTAGAGGTTGGGGTAGTTTAAGAGAAGATGGATCATTAGATAGCACTAAATGGGATGCATTTGAAAAACGTATGCAAGACGAAGGATATTTAACAGCAAAAGATTATGAATTTATACAAAAGGTATTTGATTTAAATAAAGAATTATTACCGTTAATACAACAATCACATAGAGATGTTTTTGGATATTATTTTAAAGAAATAGGTACAACACCTATTGTTAACAGATTTGGTACATACGAAGGCGGTTATGTACCTGCAAAAATTGATTACATTATAGAAACTGATTTAAATTTAAATCAAACCTTAGAAGAAATAAAAGAAGAAATGCGATATTCTGTACCTGCTGTGCCTAGAGGATTTACAAAAGCAAGGACAGAAGCTAATAGAGCTTTATCAATAAGTTTATTTGATCAAGCAAAACATTTAGATGACGCATTACGTTTTGCCTATGTACAACCTGCTGTTACAGATTTATTAAAATTATTTAATGATAAAGAATTTAAGTCTGAATTAAATCGTATTGATAGATTTGCATATAAAAATATGCTTATGCCTTGGCTAGAAAATGCAGCGTCACAAAGAACATCTATTAAAAAAGAAGGATGGGGAGTTGGAAATTTAATTGAATATTTTACAAAAAATACAAGTTTAAATTATATGTTTATGAGTTTTAAAAATGCTGCACAACAAGTTACTGGTATATTACCTGCCATGTTAAATGTAGAAAAAAAATATATGACAGATGCTTTTAGAAGATATACACTCAATCCAGTTAAAACTATGGATGAAGTAGCAGAGATGTCACCTTTTATGGCAGATCGTCAAATAAATCAAATGTTTGATATACAAAATACTTTAAATGATTTAATTATAAATCCAAATGATTATCAAAAAATTCAAAATTTTACAAGAAGACACGGATATTTTTTACAACAAGCATTTCAAAATTATGTAGATAGTGTTGTTTGGATGGCTACATGGAATCAGGTGACAGCTAATGCACCTAAAACTATGACACCACAACAAATACAAGTTGAAGCTATAGCACAAGCAGATGCAAACGTGCGTAAAACACAAGATAGTTTATTACCAGAAGATGTTGCAGCTTATCAAATTGACGCACCTTTTGTTAAAGCTATTGTTCAATTTACAAGTTATTTTAATTCACAAGCAAATTTAAACGCAACACGATACAAAAAAATAGTTAAAGAACTTGGATTTAAAAATAGTAGATTTAGTGGTCAAATATTCTATGCGTTTTTATTTGGTACATTTTTACCTGCTATTGTTTCTGAAGGTATACAAGAAGCTTTTAGTGGTGGTTTAGTAGATGAAGACGAAGATGGATATTTAGATGAAATTTTAGAATTTATATTTTTTTCAAATGCACGTTATGCATCAGCTTATATTCCTACAGGCAGTACATTTTTAATGTTGCCTTTTAATTTATTTGATGACAAACCATACAATGACCGTATAACTATTAGTCCATCAATATCATTAATAAATTCTACTATGCAAGGATCATTTAGATTTTTTGTTAATGCTATAGATCCTGATAAAGATATAAAAGGTAATGAAATAAGAAGTATTATTACTCTTATGGGTTTAATAGGCCAAGTACCTACATATCCGTTTGCTAAAGCTATAGGTTTATTACATGATTACAAAGATGGCAGATGGGTTCCAAGAGGGCCAATTGATTTAATTAGAGGTTTAGTCTCTGGTCAAAAGGGTGAAGGCAGAGATTAAAGGTGTGACCGTAAAGCAAAGAGTAGTTGGTAACCTTAATAAGATAGTGAATAAGTCTAATTAATGACGATCAATTCGACTACAAGAAAGACGAATGCGTTAGTTGGTAATGGTAATACTGCTACATATCCGTTTGCCTTTAAAGTTTTTACAGACGCAGATGTATTAGTAAAAAAATTAGAAGTAAGTACAAGTATAGAAACTACATTAACTCTTGGTGCAAATAATGATTATATAGTTACTTTAAACTCAGACCAAAACGGTAACCCCGGTGGAAGCATAACACTTAAGCAAGGTGGAAATGATTTTAATTTACCTAGTGGTTTTCAATTAGTGATTACTTCTGCATTAGAACCATTACAAGGTACAGACCTTACAAACCAAGGTGGATTTTATCCAGAAGTTATTAATGATGCATTAGATAAAGCGGTTATATTACATCAACAACAGCAAGATGAATTAGATAGATCAATTAAATTTTCATTAACTAATACTATTGGTAGTTTAGAAATTACAGAGAATGCTGCAAATCGTGCGAATAAAGTTTTAGGTTTTGATAATTTAGGTGAGTTTGAAATATTAAAAGAATTAGGAACATATCGTGGTGATTGGGCAGCAGGTAGAGCATATGCAGTTAGAGATCTTGTAAAAGATACATCTACAAACAATATTTATTTTTGTAATACAGCACACACTTCACAAGGTTCACAACCACTAACAACTAATACTAACTCTGCAAATTGGGATCTTATTGTAGATGCAGCAGCAGCTACAACGTCTGCAAACAATGCAGCATCGTCAGCTACAGCAGCAGCAACTAGTGAAACTAACGCAGCTAACAGTGCAACAGCAGCAGCTACGTCAGAAACAAATGCAGCAAGTTCAGCATCAACTGCAACAACTAAAGCTACACAAGCAGATACAGCTAAGACGGCAGCAGAAACAGCTAAGACGGCTGCGGAAACTGCACAAACAGCAGCAGAAACTGCATTAGATACATTTGATGATAGATATTTAGGTGCAAAAAGTTCTGACCCGGCTACAGATAATGACGGTAATGCACTTATAGATGGAGCGTTATATTACAACACAACAGATAACATAACTAAAGTCTATGATTTAGCTACAACATCTTGGTTAGCTTTAAACATAACTGGAACTGATTTAGCCAATACAAATACAGTTGCAGGTGCAATAGCTAATGTAAACAATGTTGGTGGTTCTATAGCAAACGTCAACACCGTAGCAAGCAACATATCAAATGTTAATACGGTTGCAGCAGATATAGCAAAAGTAATTACGGTAGCAAACGATTTAAACGAAACTGTTTCTGAGATAGAAGTAGCAGCAGCAGATCTACAAGAAACCACATCTGAAATAGATACAGTTGCAAATAGTATTACAAACGTAGATTTAGTTGGAAATAATATCAGCAATATAAATGCGTTAGGTCAAGTATTAGCAGGTCAAACAACATACACAGTTACCGTATCAGGCGGTGTATTTTATATTGATGGCGTTTCTGCACCAATTTTAAATTTAATTAGAGGATATACATATATATTTAATCAAGCAGACAACACAAATAATAATCATCCACTAGCTTTTAAAGATGCAAGCGGTAATTCATATACAACTGGAGTAACAGTAAATGGTACAGCAGGTCAAGCAGGTGCAAACGTAACTTTTGTTGTACCTGCAAATGCACCTGCATCATTACGTTATTACTGTACAGTGCATGGCAATGGTATGGGTAATACTATTACTGTTGGCGATGACAATATTGGAGTTGTAGCAGGTAGCATAGGAAATGTAAATACTGTTGCAAGTGACATTGCAAACGTAAATAGTGTTGGCGGTAGTATTGCTAATGTCAATTCTGTTGCAAGCAATATAAGCGGTATAAATGATTTTGCAGCTAGATATAGAGTTGGCCCTACAAACCCAACAACTGATCTTGATAATGGTGATTTATTTTATAATACAAATTTAGGAAAATTACTTGTATACAACGCAGGTACAAGTGCATGGGAAGAAACACAAACTATTGGTAATTTCTTTATAAATACTATTAGTCAATTTACTGGTACTGGTGGTAATAGTGCAACATTTAATGGTGTTGCATACAAGTTTACCTTAAGCAATGCAGGTCAATTTGCACAACAAATGTTGGTAAGTATCAACGGTGTTGTACAAAAACCTAATAGTGGATCAAGTCAACCGGCAGAAGGTTTTGCTATTAGTGGTAGTGAAATTATATTTGCTGCTCCACCTCCTACTGGTGCAGATTATTTCATTATTACAATTGGTGCGACAGTTAGTATTGGAACACCAAGTGCAGGTTCAGTTGGAACTACAGAATTAGCAGACGAATCAGTTACGTTAGCTAAATTAGAGCATGGAACACCGTCTACTGACGGTAAGTTTTTAAGGTCTAATAACGGTGCAGATCCAACATATGAAGCTGCATCTTCTCCTGAGATATATGGTTTTAATACTGACACAGATCCTACAAGTAGTACTTATGGGCATCTAATAGTAACCACCACAAACGGTGGTGTGGACAATATATCTGGCGCAGTTTATGATGCATTTGAAGATGTAATATATGCTGCTACAGGTTTCACTTTCACCAAAAATGCGAGTGGTAATTTAATTGCAACTATTTAATTATGGCAACTATTGATTTAGGCAAAATTAAACAAGTCTGGCGAGGAACGTACAACAGTGCTAATTCATATACTGCTGACGATCTCGTTGCCTATACAGACGGTGGTATTACATCCACATATATAGCTATTGCAGCTTCAGACAGTAACAATCAGCAAGTACCATCAACAGGTGGAACTGCTACTGCTAACTATTGGGAGTTTGTAGCAAAAGGTGTAACTGATCCTATACCTAGTCAATCAGGGCATAATGGTAAATTCCTACAAACCAATGGATCAGCATTATCATTTGCAAGTGTAGAAGCATTCGTATCTGGCATGATACTAATTTGGTCAGGTGCAGCAAACGCTATACCTACTGGATGGGTATTATGTGATGGACAAAATAGCACACCAGATTTACGAGGTAGGTTTGTTGTAGGTTACCATGATAGTAATGGTGATTACGATGTCGGTGATACAGGTGGTGCAGAGACAGTGACTCTTACAGAATCACAAATGCCGGCACACACCCACACAGCAGTTACAAAAGGTACTTCTGGAAGTCACTCTTGGACTCGATTTGGTGCAGGTAGAAACGATTGGAACTACCCCGGTGAAAACAGCAGAGGTACAGCAACTACAGATAGTACTGGTGGTGGTACTGCACACGAAAACAGACCTCCATTCTATGCCCTTTGCTACATTATGAAATCTTAATCATGAAATTTAACTGGAAGCTTGCAAGACTTTATCTTTACCCTTGCCAATACGACATTATTGCAGCTAACTATCCTTATGCATCAGGTGGTGATGCTACAAAAAAAGCTGCAATAGATGCACACATTGCATTAGTTAACACTGCAATACCAGAAGATTCTACTGAGTATACAGAAGCTGAACTTTTTGCAAAATTTGAATCACTTAAAGATGATGCTGCGTTCATAAAAATGAATGACAACAATTACTGGTACAAAAGCATTTATTAATTAAATGGCATTAACTAAAATTTCTACTGATGGCGTTAAGGATAATGCTATAACAAAAGCAAAAATTCCTGCGGATCAAATAGAAGCTAGTGAACTAGCTAACAATGCCGTAGACACTAATGCTATACAAGACGAAGCTGTAACATTAGCTAAGTTAGAACATGGTGATGCTAATAATGATGGCAAGTTTTTACGAGCAAACAATGGAGCAGATCCTAGTTATGAAGCTATTGCTCAACCTGACTTAACAAATTTAAGTGCTAGTAATCTTACGTCAGGTACAGTTCCAGATGCACGTTTTCCGGCTACGTTACCTGCTGTTAGTGGTGCAAATTTAACTAACCTTCCTCCCGGTGCAATTACTAATCTTATTCAAAATGGTAATATGGCTGTTCATCAAAGATGGGCCGGTGCAGCAGATACTACTAATGGTTGGGCATCGGCAGATAGATTTCGTTTAGAATATGTAAATACTGTAAATACTGTTAGTCAAAATATAGTTCGTTTGTCATCATCTTCTGGTAATGCTGATGATCCTTTTGACGATGGTTTAAAAAATATTTTTCAAATTACTAATGGAAACCAAACCAGTACTGCTACAAATGCAATGGTGTCTATGGCTTATGGAGCTTTGGCTCGTGACTTGTTACACAGTGGTTGGGATTATAAGAGTTCGTCATCTTATTTAACTCTGTCTTATTATGTAAGGTCTAGTGTTGCAGGTACTTTTTATGGAAGAGTTTATACGCCATTAGGTGGTGGTAAACATTTTGCATGGTCAACAGGTGCATTAACAGCAAATACATGGAAACGAGTTACCGTACAAATTCCCGGTGATTCTAGTTTTGATATCGCACTTAATTCAAGTGGCGATCTAACTGCTTTCTTGTTTTATTTTAGCTGTTACGCAGGTACATCTACTACTGATTCTTCATCACCTACTACTGCTTGGGGTGCTGTATCAGGAAGCAATCAATACCCTGATTATGCTAATGATGATTGGTACTCAACAAATGGTGCAACAATGGACTTTACCGGAGTACAACTTGAAGTTGGAGATACTGCAAATCCTTTTGTTCACGAACCCTATGAAACAACTTTGCGTAAATGCCAACAATATTATTTTGTAGCTTGTTCAGATAACTATGAAATATTAGGTATTGCTTTTCAATATTATTCGGGAACTATGTATACTATGGTTCCATTTCCAGTAGAAATGATTGCTGAACCTACGCTTATTGCTTTAAGCGGTACTGTAGGAGCATATATGTATGAAAAACTTTTTGGTAACTCAGCAGAATATCACCATCAAATTGCATTAGATGCCAGTAAAACTACCCATGCTCGTGCAATGATCACAATGTCAGGAGATTCTAGTAGAGGTGGAGAATGTGTTAGGCACGCAGCACATTGGGCAGGGGCTAATGCACACAGATTTGTAGCTTTTCAAGCAGAATTATCATAAAATAAAATTATGGCATACCCAACAGACCCAATCTACAAACTTATAAAACCATCTGATTCATACGATAAAGACGGAAATCTTTTAACTGAACCTGATGCTGTAGAAAAAATGGATGGAGATTTTAGATACGTTATACCTTTTAAAGAAAGAAATAACGAGTATAAAAAATATCTTGCATGGAAAGCAGAAGGCAATGAGCCAGAAGCTGCTGATTAATTAATTAATTTTTTCTTGAAGCTGTCGTGTCATTATCGACATGGTGACATAGAGAGGAGATAGAGCTAAAATTAAAATCAAACAAAGTACACTACTAAATGCTAGTGCCTTTATTACAGCCAATTTAATCATGAGAAAAGCTTTAGATATTATTACTATCGTAACCGGAATCCTTATGCTAGGCATATTAGGAGGTGGATTTTTTACATACAAATATGTCCAATCACCTCAGTTTCAAAAAAAGATTATGGATAAAATACTTGGCGAAGTTCAAGGGTTAATGCCCGATGTACTTGGCAATGCGTTACCAGAAGTAACAGGCCCATCTTTACCATTACCTACAAAACCTAAACTGCTTCCTTAAGTGTCTGAAATAAAGATACCTGAGATAACTCTTCCAACAATAGATATCCCAGATACACCGTATTTTACAAGACCAAAACTACAAGGCAAGTTACCGGGATGTTATTTATATCACAGAGATTTAGAAACTACACGCAATCCATCATTACTTATATCAGATAAACGTGGCACATACACAGTATGTCCACATGGAGAGATACCATCGTATACGCCTATGAGATACGACCCTGCACAGATAGTAAATACAGAGCCAGTACCAGTTAACACTGCTTCTACGCCCACACAGGACACAAACGTAGTACAACCAAAGCCAAAGGAAGAAAAGAAAGTTAAGTACGAACCCTGCCCTCCAGAAGGAGCGTTAAGAATAGGAAGCTTTGTTAACGAAAAAAGATTAGAGCGGATTAAAGATTATATTAGAGAAAGTAACGGTGATTGCCGTACCGAATATGAAAGAGTCAAATTTATCGACCAGTACCTACCTACGCCTAGTATGGCTGTCTCTACTTTTTTTGTCGCTAGTATCGCTGCGAGTACTCCTCTTATTTTAAACGCTATAAAACCCCTTACGAAGCAGCTTATAAAACGTCTAGGAAAGTCTAAAGATAAATCTACTTAGTTTTTATTTCGTGTGTATGTGGTACAACTTGATTAGGTATAGTTGTTAGCACAACATTTTTACAGGCAACCGCATCTTCGCCAACAAGCTTTACGCCTAGCTTAAATTGCTCGGCACATATCTTCATACGAGCCAAATTTGCTTCTAATTTTTGTTTTGCTAATACAAACTCTTGTCCTTTTATTTGATTTTCGGCTGCTTTTAAACAAAGATCAGATCCCTTTCCAAGTGGTATCTGTAGGCTAACAGTAAATCCATAATTAAAATTATGAGTTGATTGTTCTATTCTTGGCTGTTCACTTTGGTACAAAATAGTTCCCGGATTTACTAAGTTACCTGATGCATCCTCTGACAAATCATATATGTTAGTTCTTGTTGTAGTAATTCTAGGTGTACTATAGTTTTCTCCTTTAGTTACAAACGGTGTAAAAGCTAATGTTGGCTGTTGGCATGATATGTTACCGCCATAAATCATAGTTGGAAATCCGCCATTTATAGTTTGGTAGCCGTTATTGATCACCGTTCCGGAAGATGATGCCGAGGGCGAGCTAACGACATTTGCCTTAACTGGTGATGCAAATAATAAAAGTAAACTTAATTTGAAAAAATTGACAAACTTGTGCTTTGACTTTCTGTAGTTATGGTGCGCTGTATGGTGCTTGTTGCATCCAATCCCGGTGCAAGAAAATTTTCTGTAATGGAAAAAGATTCTCCGGGAGTTTTGATTTCCCACTGTGGTTTAGTTGCTAGGTCTGGTGTCACCCATTGGAATGACACTCCATTAACTGTTTGTGTGTTTGTATATGTAGCTTCTGGTGATATAACTGTGCCATCTTTAATTTGTATGTTGTGGCCTTGAAGCGAATAGCTATACCCTGTCCGATAATTTTCAGTAACAATTGTCTCAACCACCACAGTACGAGTGGATTGGCTAGATTCCATTTGGCCTGTCGAAAACGAAGGCGTAATTCCCCCTGCATATGCACTAGGTACTCCTAATAAAAACAGTACTAGCCATTTCATCAATCAATTTCTAACTTAATTGTGTTAGACATTTGTGCCGTTACACCTGCTCCTGTAGCAGATAGGTTAACTGTCATTGCTCCACCACTGTCCATAGTCATAGCCGTAGTGCCTATATTTCCACCTGCAAAAGTTGTGGTATCTCCGAAAACTACTAGTGCAGGTACAGTACCATTAGTAACCGTCATACCTGTACTTGGTATAGCATCGCCTTGGATATAGCTTTCCGATACTGACCATGCATCCCCGGAATTTGTAACTGCATAAGTAGTTGTAGCATCTATTGTAGGAATACCGTTAGTTATCTGAGCATCCGTTAAATCTAAAGTACCAATAGCATTTGCAGTATCACCTGCCGTTGGCGTAACATTTGTACCCGATGCCGAAAACGTAGTACCAATGCGATTAGCCGTTGAACTTGCCCCTAATGTAGAAACAGATACAACATTTTGAATAGAATGATTTATGTCTGCTAGTGCTACAGAAGGACTAAACAGTAATAGTAGTGCTAGTAGTTTTTTCATTTTTTTGATTTAGAATCATCAATCTCTGCACCAATAATTTTTATTGGCGTTTCAATTCTAACTGTTTGATAGTTACCAGATTGTGATGCTAGTAACTCTTCTACTTCTCTTTTGTTTAATGGTTTATCTTCTGGTTTAAATGTACCGTCACCTCTTTTCTTAGCACCTTCCAAACCAAAACTCGCTAACGCACCTGTCAGAAGAGAAGCCGGAAAAGTTATATCCTTGGGTTCGTTGCTGTATCCCGGTAGCGATATGTAGTTAAGGGATACTATAAAACCACTCCATGCAACTACTACAAGCCGGACAACAACAGATATAAAAGTTAGTTGTTCTTCTTTGTCAGTAATATTTTCTTTGAGTTTCTGTAAAACTCCCTTTTTTTCCTCTGTCATAATAGGGATTTATTAGTCATACTATACATAATTACCTATTTACGCAAATGCCTGAGATATATGGTGCATTAGTGGGAGCAGCAGCTAC